CAAACTATGAGAACGGCAATCGAGCACCGGACGCCGAATATCTGCTCAATATTGCCGACTCGGGCGTCGACATATGCGAGCTGCTCACGGGCGTGCCGACGGAGACACCCGCTTACGACGCTTGGGAGATCGGCGTGATTACCCGTTTGCGGTCGATATCTGATGCCCAGCGCGAAGCGATCGATACGATTTTGCGGGGGCTGTCAGATGGTCATGCTCCGCTGATCAGTCGAAGCGTCCATTCCGGAGCAACTGCGTTCAAACATGAGGGTGACAAAAAGTGACAATCAGTTAGCTTGCCGCTCCTGGGGCAGGGGCAATCAGGATGAGCGATCAGAAACCGAATTACGCGCTGCGGCGTCTGCTGGTGATCGGCGGCGCGTTTGTGGTGATGGTCGCAATCATCGCCTGGATAGACCCGTCACCATCTTCGGGTTCGGGCCAGCCCACGACCATTCAAGACGTCGATCCGGCAATTGCTCAGGTAGATATCGCTGCCATTAATATGAACGTGTGGCTCGATTTCGAAGACCGCGTCACAGATCCGGTTCTAAAGACCGCGCTGATCGTTGAACGGCTCGGGGAGGCTCTGCAAGGCGGAGTGGCAGGTCCAACCAGCGAAACTGCCTTTGTGCAGGTTATCGTGCGTGGCACGACGATCGACCGGCTCGGACAGAAAAGGCAGAGCAAGCATTTTCAGATGCGGTTCGCGATCGACGATTTGCGACGTGCAAAATTTGAAAATCTTGAACCAACCGATATTCTCAATCTTGCTGACAAAATCCACGTCCGGGCAGGCGGCGTCGCTGCCGTTAAGACATTCTGCAACAAGAATGCCGGGTCGGCGGATGCGTTTTGCCGGCAAGCGTTGTGATCCTGTTCGCCTCGTTCCTGCTTAGCGCCTGGCCGCAGCCCTGCCTGACTGATGCGGAAATCGAGGCAGCGCTGGGGCCGCAGATCCGCGCTGGCGTTCCTGTCGTGCGGACGTCGGGTCTGCGCAATGCGCCACTGTGCTCGGCCAAGACATTGGCGCAACGGATCCAGGAGATGCGTCGGGAGGCTTTTCCAGAGCCGAAGCCTGAACCTGCGCGAGAGGAGCGCGGCTTCGCGATCGAGGTCGAAGCGGTACCTTCGCCTCCAGCGTTGCGGCCTGCGGCACCGCGTGCAGTTCCTTCGGCCGTGACACGCAAGGCCACGCCGATTGCTAGATTTCCCGCCAAAGCCCCTGCCAAGCGGGCACCGGCTACTTCGCGACCATCTGCTCGGGGGCAGGGCGCTTCCTACTACCCCAATTGTGCAGCGGTTCGTGCCGCCGGCCGCGCACCGATCCGGCGCGGGCAGCCGGGATATAGCCGCAAGCTGGACCGGGACGGCGACGGGATTGGCTGCGAATGAGCTTCACGTTCCTATGCCTCGCCGCGATCGCGGTGGATGGTGACACGCTGCGGTGCCGCGATCAGGGGCGCGTGCGCCTCGCGCGGATCGATGCGCCAGAGCTGCATGGTTGCCCGCCGCGCCGCCGGTGCGCGCCGGGGGACGGCAAGGCGTCGAAAACCAATCTGGCGCGGCTGATGCAGGGACAACGCGTGAAGTGCCGCGCGGTGGTTGCGAACCCGCGCGAGCCAGAAGCGGGCGTGCGGGATCGATATGGACGGATCGTGGCACGATGCAGCGTAGGCAATACCGATCTAGGTGCAGCGCAGCTGCGCGGCGGATTCGCGGTTCGGTGGGGGTGAGGGCAGCTACGTCGGCTCCAGCGACCGGATTGGCGATTAACCCAGGGGCAGTCCCAGATCCGCCGCCTTTGCCCGGATTAGCCCTTTCGCGAGCTCAGCAAGGAGGCCGACGCTCCAAGAGCCTACCTTTCCCGCACCCTCCTTTGTTTTGCGCCAGATCTCCGGATCTCGCACGCTGTCCAGAAACTCGTGGCCAGCCCAGCTGATGCGGTAGACACTGCGTTGCGAGCTTTCGAGATAGCCTGCGGAATGCAGCATCACGATATATTCTACGGTTTCGCGACCATCACGCGTGCCGCCCATGGCTTCCGTATCATGAGTCATCGCGAACGGCCCCGGCATCTCTTCTATCGCGAGCATCACGCCGCGAACCTTGTCCATGTCTCGCTTCATCAAGCCCTCCTTCGTCTCGCTGATTACCGTCCTAATGCTGGCCCCTCCTCAGCCAGGACTCTCCCGTCCTATCCACCACGATCGCCTCTGCCGGCAAAACACGCGCCTGAAACTTGCGCACATCATCAATGTCGCCGTGCATCCAGGCAGCATGATCTGCGGCGTGGAGGATCACCGGCATGCGATCGTGGACCGGGGCGACTGCGGCGTTGGCGTCGGTCATCAGGCCGGAATAGACCGGTCCCCATTCGTCGCTGTCACGCCACATTCCTGCCCAGGCGAAGACCGGTTCATCGCGCACGCTGAACCAGGTGCGGGTCTTTGCGCCGCGTTCGCCCTCCGCCTCCGCGAACTCGGTCGCGGGGATCAGGCAGCGGTTCGCCGGGCGCGGGGCGATGTGGCGCCACATGAAGCTGTCGAGATTGGCGATGTTGTTCACCGGTTTGGGCTTGATCGGCAGCCCGGTCTTTTTGCTTTTCTGGGGCAGGGGGAAGCCCCAGACCATCGATTTGAGCTCGCGGGCACCGTCCGCCTCGATCACGACCAGGCCGGATGCGCCGGGGTAAACCTCTTCACCGACATTGGGCAGCGCGGTCAGGCTGGCGCTGAAGTGGTGGGCGACCTCGGCCGCGGCGCTGCGAAGGCGATACAGGTTGCACATGGTGCTACGCTGCCACCCGCCCGCAACAATGTCGACTCGCGCGCAGCGCGGCGGTCAGGGGCGCCAATAGTTGATCGCGTAGAGCTGACCGGCGTCCTGGGCGATGCGAACCGCTTCGTTGGCGGCGGTTGCTTCATCAGGGAAGGGGAGGGAGGCACCCGCCCCATCGGTAAGTTCGAAGGCTGCGCCGCTGCGGAAAATGTAGAATGACATCGTCAAAACCCCTTTCGATGGGATGACGATTGCTCTGGTGTGCGGCCTAGTCGAGCGAATAGCGACCCGGATTTCGAACTTTCGACCTAGCCTTGTGTTTCGAGCTTCAGGCGGGTGCGAAAGCCCTTTTTGTCCAGCTCGTGCGACACTTCGCTGACCAGCCAGCGGTGGGCGTCGATCTCCGGCTTAAAGCCTGAAACCGTGACAGGCCGGTCCGGATAAAGGGTGGCGTTGCCCAGAGCGAGTGACAGATCGAGCTCCGCCGCGCCGCGAGCGATGCGGCGTGCCTCTGCCGATGCGGCCTCCTTGGCGGCGCGTTCACTGGCGAAGACGCGGCGCAGGCGTTTCTTCTTGCCGGTGCCACCACCGGCGCTGACCGTCTTGCGCGCACCTGCGTCGGTGTCCTGCCAGCGTGCCTCAGCACCCCCATATTTGCCGCGTTCGAGACGGCGATAGCTGTGCCCATCGCCAGCGACTCGACCGATGGCCATCGCTGGAATGGTCTGGCCGCCCGCCGTCTGTCCCTTGCCCTTGGCAGCGAAGATCAGCTTGCCGGCCTTGACCGTCGCGACCGCATCGTAACGTCGGCCGAGCTCGCGGATCAGGGCCATGTCGCTCTTTTCATGGCTGGCGAGCGCAGGGATCGCGATTGCGCGAAGGTCGGGATCGATATTGGGCTGCAGGCCGTTCGCGCCCGCCAGCTCGTCGAGCACCCCGCCCAACGTGGTATCGGTCCAGCTGCGTTCGCGACGGACACGATAGTCGCCCGTCATGTCCGCCGAGCGGGCGCGGATGGTAACGCGATCGGGCGGGCCGCTGTGGTTGGCTTCGTCCACCTTGAACCGGCCCTTATCGACCAGGCCAGTGGTGACACCGGAGCCCTGTTTCCAGCCGAGGCGGACGCTGACGATCGCGCCCTCGCGGGGGATAGCGAGTTTGCCGTCGCTGTCATCGAGGACGAGATCGAGCTGATCGGCCGAGCCGTCACGTTTCTCCTCGATCTTGAGCGAGACGAGCCGCGCGGCAACGGTGGGAGTGATGTCCTTTCCGTCGACGCTTAGGCGGTAATCCGGGATCCGCGCGGGCATGGCGTCAATCGGTCCGCACGAGCTGGATCGCAAAATCGATGATGCGGGCGCGACCGTTGTCCATCAAATGCCGCCGCGTGGTGTCGAGCGCGGTGATGCGGAATTTGCCCAGCACTTCACCGGTGCCGTCGAGCAGGGGGTAATCCTCGCCCGCGTCGGCCATCTCCCTGAGTGTGGCGAGCCATTGCGGCCGCGCGCCGAGTTCCGGGACGAGGCGACCGGGCATCGAGATTTCTTCCGGCCCAGGGCCGGTGAACTGATAGGCCGGGCGAGCGCCGACGCGCTCGGTCGCGGGGTGTTCCCAGTTGGCGCGGGTGGTGAACTCATCCGGCAACATCGATTCGCGCTCGAACACGAACAGGCCGAGAGCCATGAGGTGCATCATTCGTCGTCATCCTCATAAGAGGATCCACGCTCGGCACGCTGCAGGCGCTTGATTTCATCCAGCAACTCCTGGGCCTGCTGGCGCAGGTCGCCGCCGCCGCCGGAAATGTGGATGTGATAGGTGTGGTGGTGGATGGACTTCGCGCCGGATCCCGAGCCGCCTGCGGCTGCGCTCTGGGGCGAGGCAGCTGCCGGGACGGTTCCCGCCGCGCCGATCGCCAGCGCGGCGCTCATCTGTCCCGCCAGGCGTCGCATCCGGGCCAGCGGCTCGGCAGCGCCGCGATCGACACCCATGGTCAACCCTTCGGTCAGGAACGAGCCGAGCCCCATGAACACGCGCGAAGGGGACTTGATGCCCAAGACATTCTTGAACCAGCCAACCGCCTTTTTGCCCAGATCGAGCAGCTTTGCCTTGAGCGCGGCGAAGCGGGAGGAAATGCCGTTGATGAGACCGACCATGAGCTGCACGCCGATCGACAGAAATTTGGCGCGCAGGTTGAGCAGGAAGGTCATGCCCTGGAAGAACCAACCTTTGATCTTGTCCCAATTTTTGTAGATCAGCACGCCAGCGGCGACCAACGCGATGGCGATCGCGCCGACCACCCATGCGGGAAGGCCCACGAACGCGGCGACGGCGCCGATGGCCCAGAGTGCGAGCTGACCCAGGATTTTGAACGGGAATGTCAGCAGCTTCACGATACCGCCAAGCTTCATCATCCACGCGACGCCGGTCGCGATCGGACCGATGACGGTGCCGATGATCAACGCAGCCGCGCCGAACACGGTCAGAAACGCGCCGACGCCTGCAACAAGCATGACAAGCCCTTTAGCGGCGGTGGGATTCGCGTCGGCCCAACTGCTGAACCGATCTGCCCAGCCCCCAAGCATGTCCGCCCCCTTTTCGATCACGGGCAGCAGCTGGTCGCCGACCTTCATCTTGAGCGCGTCGATGCGGTTGTTGAACCGTTGGAGGCGGTTTTCAGTGGTCTGCGAACGGATGCCGAACTCGTTCATCATCGAGCCGGCCCATCCGCCGCGCTCCCCGACCATGTTCAGGTTTTGGCGAAGCGTGGGAAGCTGGGTCAGCAACGGCGCGATGGCGGAGATCGATTCGCTGCCGAACAGCTGATCGAGGATGCTGGCGCGCTGATAATCCGGCAGGGCGGCAATTTTTTGCATCACGTTCATGATGGTGCCGGTTGCGTCGCGCTGCATCGACTGGGCGACCGCGCTCGATTCCAGCCCGAGGGAAGCGTACGCCTTTTTCTGATTCTTGGTCGCGGCAGCGCCCTTTGTCAGCGCGAGCATGGTATTCTTGATGCCTGTCGCGGCGATCTCCTCGGAGACCCCCATCGAAGTAAGGGTGGCACCCATCGCGGCAATTTCGCCGGCA